ATTGGTATGGGATGCGTTCTAATGAAAACCAGCATCTTTAAAGAACTTAGTAAGCCATGGTTTGACTTTCAATGGAGTCCAGCATCGAATGACTTCTTAGGTGAAGACATGTATCTATGTCAAAAAATTAATGCGGCAGGTTATACTATTAAAGTAGATACTGCACTAAGCCAAGAAATGCATCATCTCGGTACATACGCATTCAATGTAGATTTGTTAGATTAAATCTAACAGCAATTCTAGTTTAGCTCTAATAATTTTATTTGTAAACGAGTTCCTAACACCTTGATGTAGGGGTTTAGGATAATTTTCATAATCACACCAAGCATATCCCGAATGTTCTGCGTTAAGTGTAGGAATAAATTCTCGATCAACTAACAGCACATATGTGTTATACTGAAAATGTTGATCATTACTGATAAACAACTCTAGTGGGATAATCTTTTTAATAGCGGGAGTCTTGCCTACTTCTTCTTGTATTTCTCTAGTCAGCGCATCATAAGCAGTGTTGTCACTAGGTTCTTTCTTGCCACCAACTAGTCCCCAGGTGCCTGCAGTCTTGCCCTGTGTACGCAATAGAAATAAAAATCGTCGTGTGTCTTTGGCGAGAAACATTCCGCCACTGCATATAACTTGATTTAGAGGATTAGACGCCATAACTTTGCTTCATAGATACCTTCGTAACTCTTACTCCAAGAGTTTTCACTCCACTTGTATTGAGTTCCTGTATATGAATTAGTTATGTAAGTTACCGCCGTGACTGCTGCAGAATCGAATACAATACTCCAGGAGCTGCCGTCCCATTCTATTATGTCGTTGGCATGAGCTTGAAAATCAGTTAGATCTGTATTCTTCCAAGCATCGGGTCCGTCATAGCCAGGTTGGCCAAATTGATCGCTAATATTAATGTCTTCTAATATTAGATATCGTGTGCCCAATACAATATTGTCAGGATTAAATTTTTCCGGGTCTATAACAGCATCAACTGTGCCTCTACCTAGAATAATTGTATTGCCAGGTATAGTATCAGAATCAATGTTTAACACCATGGAAAATTCATCACTAGGATCTAGACTAATATATGCAATTACATCATTTCCTGCAGGCTGTGTAAATCTCAATTGACTTAATCCTGCTCTAAACTTGCCCGGATGTAGATCCAGTAGTTTAGTCCATGCCGCAGTATTGCTTGGATTAGCAACATCTATACCATCTCCGCGACCGGTGGTATGAATTAATCTTGCTGTATTATTGAGTACCAATAGATCAAAGTTTCCAGGAGTGACTGTTACTGTAGCATCAGGGCTTGCATTTTGAAACATCTCAGCAGCGCCAACGTCACTATAGTCAGTGCTGATTGTTCCTTGTACGGATTCAGCAAAAAGATTAGAAATAATTTTTGTAATAATACCTAATTTTTTAACCTTAGCTGGCGGCGTGATCCAAATGGGCGCACTGAAGCTCATTGTTAGTATGTCAATATCTTCATTAACACCTTGGGGAACAGTTCTACTACTCCATATCTGATTTTCTAAAGTTATAGTTGATAAACTAGTCCAGTCAATATAATTGTCAGTAGTCTGTATTTCAAAACTGGGATTAAAGAACACTACCAGTTGTTCCCATATTTGCAATTTTTGTTCAGTGTTTGTTGACCAAATATCTGCAGAAAATGTTATTTTATAGGGGCTGGGCATTATACGCTCAATTGTATAGTTGTTACCTTGTACATTTAAATATTCATTATTGTCTTCATCAAATGCTCGTTCTCGAACACGAACTTTACTAATGAATGTAGGATCTTGTAGCCGTGTTAGGTCATATTGCATGTCTTTAATATAGCAAGCAATAAATGGTGCACTGGGAATTGTGTTCTCACTGTTCTTTTTAAGTATTTGACCAACTTGTCTAGTCATATCACCATATCGAACAGGTACACGAACTAGCTGCCCCTTGGCATCTTTATAAGCAAAGTTGCTCATAATCTGAATAAATTGTGTCAAGTATCTGCGTACTTGCCCATCATAAAAATAATCCATTAATTATCTGCCTTTGCTTTTAATACCTGACTCAATGCTTGTTTCTCAGGAACAACTACTCCGCCTATTGTTGCAGTTGTTGTGTTATTAACAAAACTTGCTTTTAGTTTTCTTCTTACTAACAACGGATCATTAGTTTGTGTTTCACCTAGGGTGCTATTGGTCATTCTTACATTGTCTTCGTACTTGATCCAGTGTTTGCCATCATATCTAAAAAGTCTATTAGGTAGATAATCGGTTCTTAAAAAGAATTGTCCCGGTATAGCAGATCCAGGGAATGCAATTCCGAAACTATATGGAACGCCATTGGGCGGCATTCCGTCACCGGTTAGGTAACCTACATAGTAATTTTTATTAGGACTTGCCAGTACTGCACTTGCATCTAATGCAGTTGAACTAACATCAATTTCTCCGCTGGCAACATCTTCAATTTCAACTAACCCCGTTTCGTCCTTGGGAATTACATAAAACTGATTAGTTTCGTAACCACTCTTTTCAGCATCTACTCTAGCCTGTGCAATAATTTGATCATTAATATCTAAATTCTTTTGATATGTAGATAACAAGTCGCGTAATGTACTTCCATCTTCTGCTCCACTATCTTGATCTAGAATTTCTTTAAACTCTTGTGTATCAACTAATGGGGCGCACTTAGCACGTAGTAAATGTGGATACCATGTTTGACTGTATCCGCTTGCTGGGCGAGTAACTTCACTAATCACATAAAATCTTTTTAATGCTACTAATCTATCATCTAATGCAAACTCATCTTTCTGATGAGGTAATTCAATAACATCACCCGCCATAATCTTTCTACCAATAGAATCATATGTTCCACGTAGATGAAAAGTAACCATGATATTATCATTTTGTAAAAATAACCCAAATTGACTTAGATTAAAATCAATATCCTGCAAGGTATAAATTCCACGGATAACATAAACATCGGGATCGTAATGTCGATCTCTATTCTCCATGAATAATACATCTTGGATGCCTAGTTCTCCTGCTTCGGCAACGTTTGCTGGTTTTGTAGGACTACTTTCTCCCTCTAGAGGATTAACAGCACCTAAGTATTTGTGCAGGTATACATCAGTTCCCCCCACCTGAAATTGCTCATAGATTGTGCGATCTAGAAATTTAAAATCGTTGCCCTTTTCGGGTTTGTATAGACTTAGTCTTGGCATAGTGTTGTATTTATAAGCTAAATATTGATATGACCGAGAACGAAAACGAACGCCAAAAAGTAGTAGACTACTGCAAACTAATGCTAGGTAATGGCATGGTTGACGTAGAGCTGGACCCTGCCCATTATAACATTGCAATTGACCGTGCTTTAAATAAGTTCCGTCAACGTAGTAGTAATGCGGTAGAAGAAAGCTTCGGCTTTTTGATGATAGAAATTGACAAAAACGATTACATTTTGCCTCAAGAAGTAACAAATGTGCGTCAAATCTTTAGAAGAAGCATCGGTTCTAGGTCAGGTGGCGGGCAAGGTGGTACATTGTTTGAACCGTTTAATCTTGCCTATTCAAATACATACTTATTAACTTCTTCGAACATGGGTGGCCTAGCCACTTATTATGCCTTTGCAAGCTACCAAAAACAAGTTGGCAAAATGTTCGGTAGTGATATTAATTTTACATTTAATAAAACTACTAAAAAACTAACTATCATGCAACGTCCCAGAAGTGAAGAAGAAGTGCTTCTGTGGTTGTTCAACTATCGTCCTGATTTTAATCTATTACAGGACCCGTTTGCTAACCAGTGGCTTAAAGACTATGCCCTTGCAACCTGCAAGATGATGCTAGGAGAAGCTCGTGAAAAATTCAATCAAATTGCCAGCCCACAAGGCGGTACAAGTTTAAACGGTACTGCATTAAAGGGCGAGGGCAAAGCCGAAATGGAAACATTAGAGCTGGATCTAATAAACTACAAAGACGGTGGAACACCACTTACATTTGTAATTGGCTAAAAAATTATTGACAATTATACAGAATTATAGTAAATTATAGTATCACAAGGAGATGCTATGATTATCGGATTCGTGGGTTTTATTGGCTCAGGCAAAGACACTGCCGCAGATTATTTGGTTAACTTTCACGGATTTCGCCGAGACTCATTTGCAAACACTCTTAAAGATGCAGTGGCCGCAGTGTTTGGTTGGGATCGCACACTTCTAGAAGGTCGCACATCTGAAGCCCGCGAATGGCGCGAACAGGTAGATCCTTGGTGGTCAGAGCGCCTAAACATGTCACACTTAACTCCAAGATGGGTTCTCCAATATTGGGGAACTGAAGTATGTCGACAAGGCTTTCACGATGATATTTGGATTGCATCAGTAGAAAACAAAATGCGTAAAACTACAGATAATATTGTAATCAGTGATGTGCGATTTCCCAACGAAATAAAAGCCATACATAGTGCAGGTGGTATTGTAGTTAGAGTACAACGTGGTCCTTTGCCGCATTGGTACGATGTTGCTATTCAAGCAAACAAAGGTTCAGAGAGCGCACAAAATTTCTTAAAGAACGAAAAAATTCATACCAGCGAAACTGCATGGGTTGGTTGCAAAATTGACCACGTAGTTCACAACGATCGTAGTATTGATTCTCTGTTTGCTGAAATTAAAAATCTGGTTTCAAATCGCCCTGCCGCCACGGTAGCTTGAGTTTGTGAAGTATGCGTTGACAGTTAGCACATACAGATTTTAAATTTGTATATCTGCAATTAGATGGATTGCCGTCTACATAATATACATTAAACTGTTCAGCATACTTTGAACTATAGTTACACTTATCGCAGACTGCTTTCTTTTTGTAGCCAGCTAACTTCCACTTAGGAGTTCCGTCTCCTCGATTATTAGCACAATGATCGCATTTTGACCTGTAGAAAGCACGACCTTCTTTGTAGTAGTTGATTGCAACAGGCCTCTGCCCACATAGTTTACATAAATTTCTCATATCCCGCCCTTTTTACGCCCTTTTACAATAGTATTTAACCAGGTGGTTTTGTCATCATCTTGGTAAATAACTCAAGTAATCCATATAGGAGACAGTAGAAATGGCAACATTGAATTCACCAGGCATACAAGTAAGCGTTATTGACGAGAGTTTTTATACTCCCTCAGCCCCCGGCACAGTGCCGATGCTATTTGTAGCTACACAAGAAGATAAAACAAATCCTAGCGGAACAACCGCATTAGGAACAACCGCAGCCAATGCAGGTAAAGTATGGTTAATCACTAGTCAACGTGATCTAACAGATACATTTGGAACACCGTTGTTCTATACTGACAACAGTGGCAATCCGTTACACGGTAATGAGTTAAACGAATATGGACTTCAAGCAGCCTATAGCGCATTGGGCGTAAGTTCACGTGCATACATTGTTCGTGCAGATTTAGATCTAGCGGCATTAACACCTACTAGCACTGAACCAATTGGTCAACCAGTTGGCGGCACTTACTGGGTTGATACAGCATCCAGTCTATTTGGAGTTAAAGAATGGAATTCTAGCACACAAAGATTTAGTGTTAAAACTCCACTTGTGTTAGATGACAGCTCTCCAACCTCAAGTTTTGACGGGGCGTGGCCAGCAGCATCAGTTGGGCAAATTGGAGATTATGCTGTGGTATTAACTAACAGCAATGAAAATTACCTATACTACAAAAAAGCAAACAATGACTGGGCAGAAGTTACTGATGCGTTTGAGGCTGGAAAAGAATTACAGATTAGTCCACATTATACATACCCAACATTTAGTAGTAGTACTAGTACTTTAACGGGCAGTGTTTGGGTAACTACTACAACTCCTACAAATGGAGCCAACTGGTCAATCAAATTATTCAACAGTTCAAGCCAGTCTTGGACTACAGTTACTTCTCCAATTTACCCTAGCATTGTTAACGCTAACTATGCATTAGATCCTGCTGGTGGCGGTAAAAACATTGCAGTAGGTACTGTGTTTATTGAATCTAATTATAATCACGATCTACTTGATGTTGCTAGTTTTAAAATATGGAGAAAAACAGCTACGGGTCCTACAGTTGTTACTAGTAACGTAAGCAATTCAGTATTAGGAAGTACTAGCACATTTACAGTAAGAGAAACACTGTTATCTGGTGCATGGTCAAGCGTTAGAACTGTAACTCTAAATACTGGTACAATTGGTTCACAGATTCCAGCAGCTTTATCTGCACAGGGATTAACTTATGTTACTGCAACTTGGGACAGCTTAACTAACGTATTAACAATGACACATACAAGTGGCGGCGCAATTGAATTGTATACTGGTCCTGATGATGTACTACGGGGATTCTTTACTATTGCTTCTACTAGCACCAACGACACGGCGAATGTATTTGCAGCACCAACTGCTGATTTTACAATAGGAACTA